CTCATTGATAGTCGAATCAGCCAGTCTATTCCTAACATCAGACGCGCCTTCAAATGGAAACGCTTGTCGATTGTTAGGCAGGTTCTCAGAATGCTTTTTACCATCGTCGGATTGTCCAGCCCATCGGCAGAATCGAATGTCATCGGCAGCGTTTAGCCTTTCTACGTTGGCGGTTGTGTAAAGTGAACGTGTTAGTTCTTTCGAGAGTTCAAGAACGTCTGGCGTTTCAGAATAGAAAGCTAGTTTGTCGCTGCTGTTTGATTTCTTCATGTTAGTATGAGCCTATTTCGCCTTGAGGTTGGTAGCTTTGACTGTTTTGATGGGTCGGATTCATCACCGCTAGATAGCGTAGAACGTCAACGGGATCTTTAGTTGCTCCCTTGTCTCCGTCTGCGCCTGTCCACTCTCGGAGTGAGTAAATGATGTTTTTGCACGTTTCACTGACGTAAAGGTTAGGCTCATTGTGAATGGCAAGCAAGGGTTCGTCCTTGTTCCATGCTAACCAGTTGTTAATAATGCTAACACCTTCCTCGATTCGGAGTCCAGCAGCAGGAGTGAACCACATTGGGTCGGGATCTTCGGCTAGGAGATCAGTTAGACTGGTTCCTCCGTCCTTCCCAATCGCTTGAGTTCCACCTGCACGCGGGTCAATAAACCTGTCAGCGATCTCTTCCTTACCTTCTAACTCTTCGATAAGTGCTTTATAGTCGTTGATGCCTCTACCAGCACCGTTTCTCTGTGCTGCGCCTGCTTTACCGTCTGATTTATCACTTGGAATCGCCCATTCACCTAGATCAATGCCAGGCCACTCTCGATAAATGAACTTTCTGCCATGCTCATCGACTCTGAGCCAGAGCATAAACCAGTTACGAGCACCAGCAGGGTCCATTGCCATGAAGTTAGTGCCTTTAGTCGGTATCTGATCGTCTGGAATCACGTTCCAGTTGCCAAACTTGGGAAACTGAGAGCCAGAAAGACTCTCTGCCCAACCATAAGCACGAATCTTGATCTCGTAATTGGTTCGTCCATGTAACGCTCGTTTAATCTCGGAGAATGGAGAGTAAACATTGAGTTCAGAATGGAACCAAATCGCTCGATTACTCGGATTGTGGCAGGTAGCTTGGAACGGCATCATCCCACGTTCACCACCAGGAAGGTTGATGGAGTCCTTGAGCAGTGAAGCTGGGAGCCATTTCGTAATCATCGCTCCTGCAATGTATTCTTTAACCACCGAAGTGTAGCCAGAGATGGGAGTAAAGGTCAGAATCATCTTACCTCGTCTCGTCGCCGTTCGGTAACGTAACGTCTTGATCCAGTCAGCGGTGATTTCTTCGTCAATCCAGATCAAATCAACTTCACCACCTTCGATGACCTTAATGTCTTGAGACTGATTCAAGAACCAGCACTGGCTTTTGTTGGGCAGAACGAAGGTATTATCAGAGAAGCCGTTCTTTTGCGTAAATGCAACGTTGGTGATCTTGGTTTTGCGAGCAGTCTTGAACTCAGCAGGCAGGTATTTATAGACCACTGGCTGCTGCATCTGCACGCTGCTCATGTTGGTCGTATGGATGCACCAGACTCGTTTACCTGGGTTCTGACTCAGGTATTGAGCCACTCGTTTGGCTGCATACTCAGTCTTAGACGCACGGTTCCCACCGAAGATCATGAGTTCTGAGATGGAAGGATCTGACAACAGACTGTCAGCAATCTTCCAGTGATCTGGCTCGTAGCCGTGCCTGTAAGGGTCCATTGTCTCTGCGAGAATCTTGTCCTCACGCAGTTGGAGAAGTTCACAAGCTCGATCAATGCCCTTGTTTTTGATGATGTTCGCTATTGTCTCCGCACTAGGAGCGACCATGATCGGATGTGGAGTAGGCGTGTATTTGCCTAGCGTTTCCTTGGATACTTCGTTGATGAACATGGTTACTTACTTCCGATGGGAAGTTGGGAACTAAATTCTTTAGCAAGCCCAGCGTTTGCGTGCCGCTTTGCCTCGTTCTCCAGTCCAGCCTTCACTACGAGCACAGAAACTAGCCTTGCGTCCCTTTTCTGCCTCAGTCTTAGGTTTGGGAGCTGGAGCCTTCAGGTTTGATCCTGTGGCTGCGTTGTAGCGAGCGCGTCCAGTTGCGGACATTCCGCCACCCTCGGCTACACTGAGATAGTTTCGGCCTTTACCCTTGGTTGTTTTAGCAATAACTGCTTTTTTAGTTGGCATACTAGTTTAACTTTGCTTCGTCAGACCTAACGCACGCACAATTTAGCTTCTCAAGAACTTTTTCCGCGAAATCTTGATCCAGTCCAAAGTCACTAATGTAGTCGAGGAACTCAGGATAGAACTCTTCGATAAACAAAGCCATGGCATCCAGTTCTTTGATGTTGAATCTGTTTGGATCAGTCGCTTTCATTTTTGAGAAAGTAAGGCATGAATAAAGGCTAGCAAGAGTGAGATTTGTTATGTAGATGTAGTATGTAGAATCTAGATATAGATTTAGTTCGGCGGACTGATTGAGTCGATAAGCACCCGTCCGTCTGGATGTAGGTATGCGACGACTTGCGCGCCGGTTAGCTCATCGTGGCGCACACACCGCATTGCCTCGTCCCTGAAAACCGCAGCCGCTTCTTTGGACATCAGACAGCGATCCAGCAAGCGAGGGTCAAAAAGCCGAGCCGCCGAACAAGCCTGCTGCTGGTCAACAGAGCGGGGCGCTGTGGCATTATTGAGTTCAGTTCCATTCATGAGTTTGATTCCTTCGTTGTTGGTTTCTCTCCCCCGCTCTGTGCCAGAGCAGGGACGTTATATAGAGGAATTGGGGGGAAAAGACTGCACTGTTCTTTCAACATCGTTTGAACTAACAAGCATTACTTGAAGGTTGGATTAAGCCTTCGTCTCGTAGTGCCAAGCATTGCTGTCCTCTGTCGTCCATTTATCGAACGCTTCACAGTTCCATTCATCCTGATTCACAACGTAGTCTGGACGGTCAGGGAATGGTTTAGTGACATGGCTTGGTTCATGCCAGCGGAGACGGTTATTGGGTTGGACTGCAAACTCACCGTTGTCTAGGCAGATGAAGTGACCCGATTTGTGCTCTTCGGGATGAATCGCCAGCGTGATGTCAGCACCGTGAGTGTAATCTGGACCCCATTGCATCGTCCAAAGGTAGATTCCATCTGCCCACTTACCGTCTTTCATCTTCACCGATACACGCAGACCACTCAGGAAGTTAAGTTCTACGATACTGAAATTAGCTGAGAACGAGTTCCAAAGCTGGAGATAATGGAAAGGATGTTCGTGATCATGCTCGTAGTCGTGAAGAGCGTGGATCGGTAGCTTGTCTCGTAGAGCACCATTCTCCAGCAGCACTTGGAAAAGAGCACAAGAACCTGGTATTGAACGAACTGAGACTGCTACACCTTTCTCGTATTGCCCTGCATGCTCATCGTTACCCGTCATAAACTCACGTCGAACGAGACACTTAAGCGGCGGAATACTAGCTTCGTGTAGTGGCATATTTGGTTAGTCTATCGTTTCGTTGGCATTAACAAGATTCTCCTGAGATTTTGGTTTTCAATGAGCGTTTCCATCAGCGTCTTTTGACGGTCAATGAGGCGTTCGTTGAGTTCGGCGTTCTCGCGTTCAAGTTGGCGGGCAAAGCTGTATGTTTTTGCAAGCTCAACGTCGAAGTCTTCTGATTCCATTGCGTCTGAGTGTGCATCTGTTCGTGGTGTTGGTGTCGTAGGTATCATAGTTACTCCTTTCCGCCCTCCTCATGGGAGAGCTTTGCGTTCGACGTCGAAGTCTTCAAACTCCACCGCGCCTTAGCGGCCTTCGACGCTGCCGCGCTTCGCGTTTTCTTGGTCGTGCCTTCCCATCGGGCCTTGCCGCCTTTGGTTCGGCCTTTGTCGGGCGGCAGTTCGCCGCCGCAGTGTGGGCAGGTCTTCATTGGAGAATGACTTTGATTCTTGCGGTTTGAATGAGGCGATACAGACGCGTGGAGTCGTCATTAGTGATCGTGCCGCTTATGCTCGCACTCTCCATCATCTCGTCCAGTTCCATTGAGCAGACTTGCCCACCGAAAGCCTCCACGATCTCACGGGCCGCTTGGCGGATTGTTACCCGCTCAGAGCGGCAGTTGGTGAGATTGGTTTTCACTTGCGCGACCTCCAAATGTTGCGCACTGGACGGCCCACAAGGCGAGGGACGTAATTGGTCGGTAGGACAGACGGGAGGCGTGGGCCGATAATGACGGTGCGGTTGTTTTCGATTTCCGCGAGCATCTCTGCCTCAGCCTCAGTGGGCTTGCTTCCGTCCATCGTGATTTCGTCGATGCGATCACGTCCAATGATCCCGCGTAATGTCTGATTGCGAACGATCAACTGGCGAGCCAATGTGTAATCTGTAGTGGTTGTCTTCATCGCTGTGAGTATATGCGAGCTAGCACGCAAGCGCAAGCGAAAGTTTCAACGCTTGAGAACATTTTGTTTTGCGTTCGTAAACTGGCTTATAGTAATTAAGTCTAAAGACTCTGACTGCTGATTTAGAGCAGTTGAGGATGTGAGCAATACTCAAGTTAGAGTTTTGCCTCCAAGCTCTGTCACTGATCAAAGGTAGTTTCTCCTTCAGCCAGCTTCGTTTGCTCTTGTCTAACGCTTTCGGTAATCCTCTAGCGTTCCTAGCGTTTCTCACGGATCTAACACAGCATCCTAGCTGAGATGCAATGTTACCGTTCGTCTGACTCCAGTCTGTAATGGAGTCGAATGGTATTGCCAAACTCATTGCTAGACTTTCTCGATGGTTTTGAATTGAGCACTAACACCGAAGCTCTTTACAGCCTCCATGTTAGCTTTCTTTTCCGCAGACATGATGTTCATGGCTTGAACACTGATTTCCTTGGTTTCTTCACCAACCTGATAACTTGCTTTGAATGTGTAGTTTTTTCTCATAGAGACTGGATGTTCACACTAGCTAAAACACAATGCAAATTCATTTATCAGTATTTACCAAGCTTTCTCGGTTGGTATTTACTCATGAGATTTAGACCGTCCATCCGAATGATGATCTTCATTCCAGGAATAAACATGTAGCTATCTTTGCACCTGCAAACGACTTCCTTACCTCGATACTCCACAATCATCGCCTGCCTGTTTGGTAGTCGGCAACGCTTTACGATAGCTGTTTCTTCACCCTCAAAGAGCTTCTCTGTAGCGGTCATTGGCTTATGAGGGATGTCTTCGGATCTTTCCTGCTCAGATTCCATTATCGGGTTAAGCTTAACAAATCCAATAGTCTCTTCAAACGACTCAATAGCCTGCTCGTTGATAGGCTCAACGTCATCACGCTTGATTCTAGCTAGGTTTAATATTGTTTCACCGAAGGAGTTCACGAAGAACTTGTGGCCTACTTTCTGGAAGCTACCAGAGATTGGTAGAAGCAGTTCTTTAGCTTCCTTCTTGGTAAAGCCGTGTTTCTCTGCGGCTAGGAGTAGTGGTAAGGTTCCTTCAGGTGGATGGACTATTTTGGATTTGGCTTTCATATGTTTCCTTATTGTGGCTTTAAATGGCAACTCGCACGTTCACGTTCTAGCTTCCTCCTTTTGCACCAGTTAAGAGCGTTTGCAAGTCTAGGGTTAGGTAGGGAGAGTCTTTTGTGAATATTTTCTCTGGACTGTGATTCATCCAACTTTTTACAGCTGTAGATTTCTGGACCCCCTCCGCCCCTATCCTCATCGTTACTCTTGAGATTGCGTCTCATCAGTCCTAGTTCGTTGATAATCAGTGTATCTGCGCTATTCATTACAGTCATTGTTTGTAGTTAAGCCGTCTTATTGAGACTCTATTGTCTCCGTAAACTCACCTTCAACGACTATTCCTTCACTCCGGAGGAGTTCGTTAAGGCTTCCCTGGTCGATTCTAAGACGATGTTCGACTACAGTTTGAGGCTGATCATGGAGTGCTTGGATTTTGTCAATCGCCACGGCAATAGCGATGGGTAAACTAGCCAAAGGCATATCATCAATCTCTTTAACCAGTCTCTCACTACCTTTACTCACAAAGTGACTCAGTGTCGCAGCAGTGCTCTTCTTCCAGCTAACTAGGTTAAAGCCTTCAGCTTCATCCTCCAGCTTGTTCTTCAGTGCCGTAACAGCATGAGTGCTAGTTTCATGCTTCTTCGCACAAGCTACCACTCCTAAACCTTCCTGAAGATCTGCAATAATAGCTTCACGCTTCTCATCTGGGATCTGATTCCCAGTATTCCTGTTGTTAGTTGTTGCTAGTCGTTCCATTAAGCCTGTTTCCCTTCGATTTGAGAGGTTTCTAGAGTGTCTCCGCTATCATCTATCACATCATCATTCAAAGGTGGGTTAAATCGCATGTAATGATTAAAGTAGTCCTCAAGTGCAGTGAACTTAAGATCCTCCTGCTGTTTGGTGAGAACTGGCATCTTGCACAGTGCCTGAGCTAGTTTGTGAGTTAGTGAGTCTGTTGTCATAGTTATTCGTGTTGTTCCCTAAACTTGTAATACTGTCCAAGAAAGTCCATCTCCTTTTCCCAGAATCGTTCACCTGTCCTGTTCTTGATGCACTTGAGAAGTCTCTTGCTGTCATCCTCATCTACCTTCTCGATGTAAATAATATAATCAGCATCCTGTCCAATAGCTCTGGATTCCCGTAACTGTCCGAAGTCGTTCAACTGGCTAGCAGTGAGAATAACCTTACCACACTTCACAGCAGTCCGTTTGAGTCTACGAGAGATGCTAGCAATAATCTCTTCACGTGATCCTTTCTTGTTACCGTCATCTTCCATGAGCTGGAGATAGTCCACCATAGCAACGTCACAGTCTGACTGCTCGATGTCAGCGAGGATCTCCGTAGCAGTAGCTCCATTCACATCCACAATATCACACTGAGCTTTAGATAAGCTCTTAACCGCAGCAAGCATTGCCTGTTGCTCTGCTCTGGTCATCATACCTTTCCAAACGCTCTGGTTGTCGAGGTTACCCTGTGAACAAAGAAGTCGATAAGCCTGCTCCTGTTGAGTCATCTCTAGTGGATAGATCCTCACCTTCTTTCCAAGAGCAACAGCAGACTCTAAGAAGTTCTGCATGAGCACTGACTTACCATCTCCTGGCTTTCCAGCTATCACCCAAACTCTACCACCTTGCATTCCACCTGTCTTAGCGTCGATAAACGGAAACCCTGTCGAGATGCCTGGTAACTTGCTGCCAGCTTGAACTCGTTTCTCAATATCCTCGATAAGTGTCATCGTGAGATCACCAATGGACTTGGAAGCTAACGGCTTACCTTGGATCTTGCTGGAACCTTCAATTACCTTCTCAGCTTCACTCAGTATCGCTGGAATCTCGTTTAATGGTAGGTCTAAAGCCTGTTCTGTGAGTTCCAGCGCATCCTTGTATGCTTGGACTCGTTGGACCAGTTCGTAACGTTGTCTGAGTTCAGAGACTGCCAAGCTGATGTTATGTCCTGATACGTAACCTGTGAACAACTCCGTCAATCGGAATGCTCCACCAACTTCATCCAGCTTACCCAGATGCTGTAGGTTTGCTGTAAATGAAACAAGCTCAGGTGTTTCATCTCTGCCAATAGTGTTTACCAACTCGATAAATACAGGTCGTAGCATTGGAGCGAACATGTCAGCGGTAATAGCATGGAGATGCTTACTGAGATGCTGTGGAAACTGGCAGAAGATGCTAATAAGCAGTTCCTCGTTTGCTCGTTTGAAGATGTTCATAGGATGTCGAATTTACTTAGTTGGCGAGGTTTGATGTGATTAGCGTCTTTCTGTGAAGGTAACCATTTCTGGATCTTCCATGTTCTAAATGCTGCTTTCCAATCCTTGATAGGACTCTTACCTCTCATCCATCCATTGCCTTCAAAGTAGGAATGAAGGAACTCACCATCATTCTCAGTTAATCCAAGACTGACTGAGTATGCTTTGAGATCTTCAACTGTTCCTTTCGCTTCACTTCCATTCCTTTCCTCTTCCTTATCCTCTTCTTTATCCTTATCCTTATCCTTATCCTGTAGGGTATCTGTTACCCTATCAACTACCCTAGTGCTAGGGTAATGGTAGCCTAACGAATCACAGAAAAGAGAGTTATTCTTCACACTTTGAATCACTTTCTTATGAGCAGGACATGATTCAGAGAGTGTTCCGTATTGGAATTGAATGAACTTTGGAATGTAATATTTGCGACCAGAGACTAGCTCAATCCTGTCTCCCAACTCTGTGATATGTTTATCAACTATCTTCAATCCACAGTCTTGAGAAACAAACTCGTCATCTATCTCAACCAATCCAACATTGTCTGCATGATCAATTAAATACAACCAAAGCATCTTTGCGTTAGCTGAGAGTCTGCGAAACCAAGGATCTTGCCATTTAAGTGTCTCGGTGAAACGTTTCATGCTTCATCCTCCTCAAACGTAGCAATCTTCAAGAGTTCATTGATAGCTTTAACCAGCATCCTAGCTTGAGATTTGCACGATAGAATGATCAAATCATCGTGGTCTTCTCCTGGTTGCAGAATGGCGATACAGCCAATATGATTGATATATATCTCAGTCTGTATAACTTCAGGTATAACAATTTTTGTATTCATAAACAAGGCCGCCCCAGAACTCCAAGGTTGGAAACCGCATCGCAACGGCGTTCCTCGATAGCTGGGGGCGTTTTATTTTGTTTCATTGTGCGATGATCTGTCTTTGCCGTTTCCACGCGGCATGTCTGGCTACTCTGTCAAACTTGTTGCAGCGGTTGCATTACTTGTTGAGGATTTCCCATGCGAGTCTAGCCACTGCTGGAACTTGTCCGTTTCCAATGCGTTTAAGTCGGTCCATCCCAAAGGCCACGCCATTAACCACTCGACCCACACCGGATTCAGCTTGTTCGGCAGGGTCTTGTCTCCACCACGCGCCTGGTGTGTAAGTGTCGGCTCGTTGCGATGCGCCGAGCGAGGCGCATCGCACTCCTTCGCATTGTGCGCCGTTGGTGTCGGCCACATTTGCACCTTGGTTGATAGTTTCATGTGAACTTCCGATCCCGTGCGTCCATACTTCTTCATTCTCTCCATGAGCTTCTCCGGTTTCTCTCCTGTTTCGTTTGCACATGGAGTTGGCCAGAATCCAGATTCGTTTTCGCTGGTGTGGAGCGCCCGCGTCGTCCGCTCCCACAATTCCCCACCTCGCATCATACCCCATTTTGGCAAGATCACCGAGGACCACGGCAAGTCCTCTTCCCACAAGCAAAGGTGAGTTTTCCACGAAAGCGAAACGAGGTCGAACTTCACCGATGATTCGCGCCATGTGTTTCCACATTCCAGATCGATCTCCTTCGATTCCTGCGCCCTTTCCGGCTGCGCTAATGTCCTGGCAGGGAAATCCTCCGCACACGACATCGACACGCCCTCTCCAAGGCTTGCCGTCGAAAGTTTGCACATCGTCCCAGATTGGGAAGCGTGGCAAGCATCCGTCTCGTTGTCTGGCAAGCAAGACCTGGCGGGCGTGCTTGTCCCACTCGACAGCGCAGACGCAGGTATGTCCGAGAAGCATTCCGCCGAGGATTCCTCCTCCTGCTCCAGCAAATAGGTGTAGCTCATTCATTTATGTGGTTAGTTGTTGCAGCGGTTGCATTTGGTTTCGGCAGCGCGCACTTGATGCACGCTGCCTTGAGTCCGGTTCCGGCGTTGATGATGATCCGCCCTTTACCCATGCAGTGTTTACAGATGTTCATGCTGCTTTGTATTTACTGCGTTTGGTTGTGACTAGCGGGAAGCCAATCTCTTCAGCCCACTTCCTCATATCATCGATGTTGTATCCTGTCCGCTT